CGTAAAATATGCAAGCCATTAATACTTCTTCAAAGAATATCTCTGCCGTTTGAGGTCTAGCTACATATTCTAAAAAGAATGTGTTAGGCGGAACATCTTCCATAGAGAATTTAGTAAGTCCACTTAATGCTCCGTTAGATCCTTTGCCATCTACTGTTCCAGATATATCATAAGGGTCACATCCAAAAGCACCTAAATGTTCATTGCCAGGATATTTAACGCCGTTTTTAACTATAACTCTATTTTGTAAATGAACAGGAGGTATCCAAGAAACTAAAAATCTACCGTCTTTATTAGGGTAGAATATAACTCTTGTATCAGGAATACCGTTCTCCCATTGAAAACTTCCGCGGGTTACTACATCGGTGTTTCTTAGATCCTCGTTGTAATCTATTTGTTCGTAGATCTTTGTAAGATTAAATAAGGATTGTTTTGTTTCGTCACGAAACGCGTGTTGCTCTGTTCTTGGGAACTGACGGTAGTATTCGTTTAATCCATCTTGATCAGATTTCAAACCATCTACCTCGTTTTGCCAGTGTTCAATAACACCGTATTCTATTTCGTTTCCGTCGACTCCTTTGACTGGTTTTTCTGGAGTGTCGAAGACAGGTAAGCCATAAGTATCAATGAATCCCTCGTACGACCATTCCATAGGTATGAACAAACTATATAGTCCTGAACTAGTCTGTCCATTGCGGTTTCTTTTCGTAACATCTGAATTGTAATAAAGTGTTTTAAAATTTTCTCCTCCTTTGTCTAAAGCATTAGAAGTAGAACCCATCATACATTTACCGATAACTCTTGATCCCAAACGTAAACATGTTTTTGTAACACGCCAGTTATTTAATATATTATCCGGTTTTTCCCATTTACCACTCTCGTCATGAACTAACAGTTTTAATTTTTCACCATCATAACTGTTATCTCCTGTATTTTTCCAGTCAATAGTTGTATCTAGTCCATCCATCTCTTCAACCTTGTCATTAGAATCTAACTTCTTTCTGGTTAATTTAGACGCTGGTATTCTATAAGCTAATTCCGTTTTTGGTCTATCCATACCATCTTGTATAGGTTTGAAAAAGAACGGGTAGTTAATAGATATAGGTACAACCTTATCCGTAAACATTTTCTTGGCATCAGCTCCTGATTTTGATAATATACCAAATCTGGAATCACTAGATATAGTTGCTTGATTTACCAATTCGGAAGATGACATAAATGAAAATCCAGAACGTCTATTCTTTAAATAGCACATTCCGTAACATCTTGCATCTGCCTTACAAGCTTCCCAGAATATAAAGAATAATCTATTCGATTCTCTATAATCAGGTGCTCCAATATCAATCTTGCTCCACTGCAAATACATATAATGTGTACCTGTTATATAAGTTGGAGTTCCATTGTTATAGAAGAATAAACCTTCTTCTCTATATTTAAACTCATTGTCGATGTAATCATACCACCTATCCTTAAAAGAATCCGGTTGTTTATTCCAATCGAATGTGCTTTTTATTTTACTTATCTCTTTTGGGTAGTCCATTTGCTCCCAATACTGTTCTTCTTTTTTAGCAGATCTTGAATAAGCGTTTTCTACTAATGGTAATGCTATTTTTAAATTCTGGATCTCAACAATCTCACCAATCTTTCCAGTTTTACTAATAACAACCACATCATGGTCTTTATCATATCCATATTTCCACTTGTTTAAGCGATTGTTCTGTTTGATAACACTTGACTTTATATAGTCAGGCACTATCTTATATAGTGTTTGCTCGTACATTATTTAGATCTCCCTTCTGCAAACCCTTTAAACACCTTAACTTCCGCTTCTTTTTCCACTTCAACTAATAGCTTTTCTTCTTCTTCAATACGACTGAGTATCTCAAACGCATCAAATATTGCTAGCTTTTTAGTTGCGGCAGCATTCTTTAATTTATCAGCAGACAAATCATCTTCACCATTATCTAGTATTGCTTCTTCAGCCACCTTGATTAACTCAAGAACTGCTTTGTGCCCAGCTTGGATTATACTCTGCTTCGTCTCCTTTACGTTCATACTTAATTACAATATCATTAGATTTCATACAATAAAGGCGTTCTCCTTCTATGATAAAATCAAATTCACCATAAGGAGTATACCCGACAAGATCTCCCTCACTTATTTTAAGCTCTTCTAAGGAGTTATTTCCGTACTTTAATATACCAATAAGCTTTTGTTCTTTATCAAGCTTTAAATGATCGGTATTTTTTAATGGCTTTATGAAACATCTGTCTCCAACTGTTTGCCATTTGTCATTCGACTTATACAAATAAATTTGATCCAGATCACAAAAGTATAAATCATCCATAAAATACGCTCTACTATTCTTTTGATTACCTCGTATGTCATAGAATCTTCTAAAAACATTATGATGTATAACAATAATATCACCTACTTTTATATTAGTTGAATAAGCTAGCGGGGTAGATATTACCTCCGCTAAGTTATTCACAGATTTAAAACTTTCTATTTTTGTATTTAGTATAAGCTCTTTGCCGTCTACTTTAATTTTATTATCGTATCTATCACCAACTGGCTTAACGATAAAATTAAATACACTGTTCATTAATATTCCAAATCGTATTCAACGGAGATGGCCATGTTGGAATTGAATTTCTTCCAAGGCATGACTTCATCTCCCTTTTTTATATATATGTTATAAGAAGAATCTTTTTGATCTGACTTTATATAAGCAATCTCATGACCTCCGTACACTTGTTGTCCGATGGAATAGTGCATTGCCTCGTTCTTATAGTCCGCTCCAATACTTATCTTCCTAATAACCGCGTCCATTGTTATACAACATCTAGCTTAGCCTCTTCTTTTACTTCGCTCTCTACCTCAACATAAGAACCATCTTCTAAGTTGATATTAATAACTCCGTATTCGGCTTGTAATTCAGATTTGAAATCTTCGCTTTCTTTGTTGAAATCAGCTAACTGGTGTAATAAAGCATGCTTTTGTGACTCAAGCACACCAACGTTTGCTAATATGCTATTAAGCTCTCTCTGAATTTTTACTAATTTTTCTAATTGTTCTGCGGTAATCTTTTTTGTTTCTGACATTTTTATTTAATTTAATTGGTTATATTTATTATTTTTTCTTTTTAGTAGGCATTTTAGCAGGCACTTCTTTTTTACCAGCATTAGCTCCGTGTAATTGTACTCCAAGAAATCTGTCTTGCGCTCCTCCGTATCTTGAATCATCACTAGCGCCCTCTTTCATGAATTTATCAAATTTTTTGTAACCAGATTTAACTGCTGATCCAACTTCTTTAACTTTATCTACAGCCGAATCAAAAAAAGATTTTTCTTGTTCTTGTTTAAAAGGAGCTGGAATTCCGTGTCCTGTTTTTGAGTTGTTACCTCTTCCTGGTGTTTGTTTGTATGCCATTTTGTTTGTTTGTTTAATATTAATATTACGTGTAATTATTGCTTTTTATAAGCTTCTACTTCCCAAGGCAACTTTTTGCTGCCTTCCTTCATAGATGCTCTTGAGTATTTTTTACCTTTCCAAAAAACATGAGAGTCAGTATAATTCAAATCGCCTCTTTTCATTTGATCGATGTGAACCATCTCGTGCTCAACCGTTTTGCTTTTTTTTATTTCTAATGGAGAAACATTTTTGTTTATAAGTATAGTTCCATTATTCTGAGCCATGCCTAAAACATTGTCATCCATATCAACACTATAAATAGGGGTATTAACCGCGTTGTACGGAGATCCCTTCATTATAAATGCCATATTAGCATTTTTTCATTTTAGCAGGAGACTTCATTTGTTTTGCAGCAGGTTTAACTTTACCATACTCTTTTTTCATTTCTGCTTTTGATTCTGTCTTTTCGTGTTTTTTCATTGCAGCTTTTGATGCATATTTTTCTCCAGTTGCTTTTTCTACGATTTTCTTTTTAATTGCCATAATGCTTTTGTTTTTATTTTATTATCGTTTCCAAAGACCACCTAATTGTTTATTCAATTGTGCGTTTTTAGAAGCATCCTCTTTTTCTTTTTTATCTTTTTGTATTTTCTCGTATTCGCCACGAGCTTTTTCTGCGCCAGCCGTATCAAATTTTGGCTTTTCTTCTTTTTCTTTATTTTTACCCATAGCCAATAGACCAGCTCCAACTAACTTGCCAAATGATTCGACAGCATCATTAGCTAGGTCGTTATTATAAACCATATCCGGATTAAATCCGCCTGATTCATAAACGCCTCCTTGGTCCACAATACTTCTTTGTAATTGAAAAGGAGAATTACTATTCTTTTTTACTAGATCTAAAGACATAGTTTAAAATTTAGGCTTTGCTTTTTGTGTAATTGGCTGTGGATTGTATTCTGGCTTAATATTATTAAGTATAATACCATCTTTACCACTACTTGAACCCATACCCTTTGGTAAAGCTGTAGTGTCTAATGGACCATCCCAAATAGCGTTAGCTCCAACTCCTGATAAAGCAGCTTCCTTATCAAAAGGAGTCATTGGGTGTTTTCTTGCGTCTAATCTCATAATTATTGGTTGTTTAAATCGTAGGTTGGTGTAATTGGTTGCTCTACTCCAACAGGTGGAACCATGCCTAAAGATCTTGTGAAAGTTCCAGGATTAGGTTGCCCAAACATATTTTGTATTGTTGTTGGATCTGAAAATGCTTGCGGGTTAATACCGGTTTGCTGCATAGTTCTAGGGTTACCCGGTACAGGTTCTCCTGCCATAATATCTACAGCTTGGTTGTTGTATACGTCATTTATCATAACTGTGTCTTGTTTTATCTTTGTTAGTATTTTCTATTGCAGTAATTAATACTGTATCTGTGTATGTTTTACCACTCATTATAGTATTTCGGCTACTCGTCGGTATATCTTCTTTACCAAGCATTATACGGTACATTCTGCTTATCAGTTGTTTACACTTAAATGAAACTTTATATATGTTATATTTTTGCGTTGTGTGGTTTCTGGGTCTCCATACCACAATCCAACCCTCTTTCAACAAATTGTTCCAGCGTTTATTATCCCAACTATATGCGTAAGTACCTATTTTATAATCTTGTTTTGTAAAGAATTCCATGCAGTCAAAATAAATTAACAGTTCCAAATCAGCATCTGTTAAATCATTATTCCTACAAGCCCATCTTCGTATTATTCTATAATGCTTTAATAAACCAAGATCTTTAATATCGGACGCCTCTAACCGTATCATAATACAATAACTACGTCTCCTAGTTTTATAACTTGGTAAGTTTCTTTATTTACTTCTATTTTGTGACCAGCGTGTCTGTCGTAGAATATGCTATCACCTTCTTTAATTCCTACAACTTGATCACCAACTTGTATAACTTTAGCTTCAATATATCTAATATCTTCTCTATGACTTTCAGCGAGCAACAAACCACCTTTTGTAGCGGTTGTGCCTTCTTTTACTTTTTGTATAACTAAATTTACTCCAATTGCTTTCATTACATTCTCATGTTATTGATTACACAATCGGTTGATAATATAGTTGTAGCTACTGAAGCTGCATTTCTTAAAGCACTTTTAGTAACCAATAATGGATCGATAATCCCAGCTTTAATCATATTAACTTCTTTACCGGTCACTACGTCTAATCCAAAGCCTGTTTTAGATAATGTTTTAATAGAATCGAATTCTATGCCGGCATTGTCTAGTATTGTCTTAAATGGAGCTCGTATTGAGTCCATAAGTATTTCTTCGCCTATAGATTTTGCTGCAATGTTATACGATGCATTTAATAAAGCGATACCTCCTCCAGGAACAATACCTTCTTTAATAGCCGCTTTAGTTGCGCATATTGCATCTTCAACTCTATCTGCTTTTTCTTTTAATTCTATTTCTGAATTAGCACCAACTTTTACAACTGCAATTTTAGCAGTAAGTCTAGCTAATCTTTTTTCTAGTTTGATAACTGTGTGAGTAGGATGATTATCTAATAATGATTTTTTAATATCATCTATAATAGCTAAAACATCTTCTGTCGATTCACCAACGTGTAAGATTGTTTCTTCGTGGTTAGTGATGCTCTTAAGACAAGAACCTAATAACTCTGGCTGGATCAAATCTAAATCGTCTCCAAGATCTTCATTTATTAAAGTAGCTCCTGTTAATAAAGCTAAGTCATCAAATATTTCTTTTCTATTAACACCGAATATAGGTGCATTGATAACATTGATTTTAATGTTACCTTTTGATTTGTTCATTGCTAAAGTAGATAATACTACTTGTTCCATATCTGCGATAATCAACAATGATTTATTATTCTTTATAACGTATTCTAGAACAGATTGAATCTGTCTAATACTTTCAATTGGTGACTCAACTAATAATACTAAAGGATTATCTAGTTCAGCCGTTTTATTTTTTTGATTTGTAATAAAATGTGTATTGGTTAATCCCATTTCGCACTGCACACCTTCAACAATATCTAAGCTACATTCTGGCTCTGCTGACGTTTCCATCATAACAATACCAGTATTACCAACAGATCTGAAAGCATCGCCAACTAACTTACCTAATTCAGGATCATTGTTAGTTGATATAGTAGCAATCTGGTTAAGCATGTTATCGTCAACCGCTATTGAATTCTCTTGTAAGTATTCTATAACGTTTTCAACAGCTATATTAATACCTTCTTTTATTTTTCTTGCATTAGGATTTTCAATAGCATAAGCATTCTTTAAAATTGAATGCGCTAATACTGTAGCGGTTGTTGTTCCGTCTCCGGCTTCTCTAACTGTTTTTCTAGCAGCTTCCTTTAATAAGGTTGCTCCCATATTTTCAACAGGATCAAGTAAGATAATTGAATCAGCTACAGAAACACCGTCTTTTGTAATAACAGGTTTGCCTGAAGCGTCTTCTAATAAAACACATTTACCACTAGCTCCTAATGTTGAACTAA